TTAGAACACGTATACCATATTTGCTCCTGATCCGTCAAGGTGTAATCGGATAAATTTCCCTGCTTTTATCTTATATTGAATTGATGCTATTTGAAGTCCTATGGCGGCAGCAGCACAAATACTTCCTCCAATAACTAATCCTTTAGCTTTACCTGTCATTTTAACTTTTTCATTTTTGTTTATTTCGAATTTCTCAGAAAGGCACCCATAACCTATTAATAATCCAGCTGATATTGCTCCAAAACCAATAGATGCACTTTGACAGTTTGTTGAATAACGAGAACATTTGTCATACATGTTTAGATTTATAACTTTTAACATGCCTTCTAAAGAAGTGTTCTTTCCTATGTTGGGATTGAAAGGAAGGTTATCTTCATTGAATGAAATAGTATCCTGTGAGGCGATTATTTCGTTATATTTCTCTATCATCTTTTTTCTATATCCCGGTGAAAATTGTGCGTAAGAATTAAATGCAGAAAATAAAATGATAAGTAAAAGCCCTATTCTCATAATTTATAGTTCTTGTTGTTATATTATTTATTATTCGATATTAGTTCTGATAATAGTTTAAAGCCATCCGCTTATAATTAAACATTTATGTGTATTTCCATTAAAAGAATATGTTCCAATTCTTCCGATTGCTATCTCCCAATTACTCTTCAAGGATACATCCTTTATAGTGTATTCGTCATAATAACAAAATTTTATATCAGCTACTAAATAATATTGTGAATTTTTATCTTGGCTGTTTCCGTTAAGGCTTTCTACTTTATCTATTAACTCCTGTGGAGGACTTATAGAATTGAAATTTTCTTCATAATCATAGATTGTATAATGTATTCTTTTACATCTGGAAGTCAAAATTCCAACTTTAACGTTGTTAGGTGGATTTACTATTTCAGCTTTTCTATAATAGAAAGTCTGTATATAGTCGAATCTTTCGAGATACTTGGTTGTTATGGGAGCTACTTCTTCATTGTCTTTACTGCAACTTATAAATAGGAATATCCCAAACAGTATAGAAATTATTTTTAGATATCTCATGATTGTTTATCTCCTTCTTGGTCTTACTGACTCTATGACATTAAATATCTGTTTAACATCGCACAAATCAATAACTCGATCTGGATACATATCATTCAAAGAATGTATTGTAATAGTGTGGTTCTCTACATCGTGATCTATAATTCGTTTTACTACAATTCCATCTTCATGTACTATCACAAAATCCCATTTACGGAGATGTAATTTAGATGTAGCCCAGAGGTGAGGTTGTATTTCACGACAGTACAGTCTATCACCTTCTAAATAGCTTTCTTCGGTTCCGTTGTTCATGCTGTCCCCCTTTACTTCGAAAGCAATATAATTTCCATGTCCTTCATGATCTACAATAAAAGGTACTTTCGGAAGCTGATCTAAATAGGTGCAATCTGAATATCCATCAAGATATCCGGCATATGCAAATTGATTCACCAGAGGAATGTAAACTACGTCCTGTTGGATGGGAACTGCTTCGTTGTATTTAGGTGTGGGATTCGCATTATTGAGCATTTCACCTTCTCCGGTAAGAAGCCATGTAGGATTGATATCAGGAATCTTTGAAAGTATTTTATCTAAAACGCTTTTCCCAATACCTCTTCTTCCGCTTACCCATCCACTTGTAGTACCAGTTTTCTCTCCCATGAACTCGGCAAATTTAATATTGCTGTCATTGAAAAAGTGTTTTCTTACCTCTTTTATTCTATCAAATACTTCCATGTGAGCATTATTGCTTATTGATTATATGTAAATGTGTTAATAATTGTTTAATATACGCATTAATGCGAATTAATATTTGCGGAATAAGCAAAAATGCTTATCTTTGCAACATCAAATAACAAACGACATCGCAAAGATGAGAAGTTTGATTGAGATAACCAAATTATTTACATAACTAAAAATAGGTAAGGCAATGAAAAAGTACAATTTGAAAAAGATAATGACCGATGCGCACATTCTTTTCCGCGCATTGAAAGAAAGAGGAATATCATTTGGTGAATGCCTGAGACGTATTTGGAATGAAGCAAAAAACTACTCATGTAAATATTTCACAGACTATAAGCCTACTAACTATAATAATAACTCTACTCCATCTTCGGCTTACTATAATCAAAATAGTACTGGGCTTTATGGAGCACATTATGTAGGAGATTAATGCAATGAATAAGTTCGTGAATCATAGAACCAAAGTAAAATAGATTATTATGAAAGTTCAAGTATGTGTAATGTCCGATAACGATGTAATTTACATAGATACGGCTGTGGAGATAGATCTTGAAGTGTTTCCGCGCAAAGGTGAAATTGTAATACTTTCAAAAGAAGAGATAAGCCGCATAGTGAAGTTAATCGGGAAGAATAATCAATCTGAATACAAAGATCTTTTGGGTCTTTTCATACAAGGAACCTGTTGGTCTGATTATCAGATGGAAGTGACTAATGTTATTCATCTACAGGGCAGAAAGGCGATAGTCCAACTTAAGGTGTTTAAATAAATTGACGTAACATTAGTAATATGGAAAAGAGAGATTATAGACTGGTAATTGATGGTAAGTACAATAGGAAAGCTATCATACAGCGTGCTTGGATTTATGTGCGCAATTATAACTACTCTTTGAATTTTGCAATGAGAATGTCTTGGGCTGATGCTCAAATAAAAAAAGACGAATACCATAACGAGTTACAGATAAAAGAAAAGGGGCTGTTTCTTCCGATTAAGAATCTTTCACTTAGCGATATTGCTGCTGGTTTTATGCCAGTATGGAGAATAGACCATGTGCCTAAATAAATTAAGATTTCCAAAAAGGTAGTCCTGTAATCCGGCATAAGGCTCCTGCGATGTTCAGCGCTGATAGCAAGGGATACCAGCCGGGGAAATTTTAAAAGTCATTTAGCCTGTAGGGGCGTAGAGAATATCTTCTACAGGCACTATGTTAATTCGATCTTTGACATAATGGAAAATTGAGGTTTTCAAGTTATCCTCTGACGAAATCTGACGATGTAAAGTAGTCATAACTTGACAACGATGTATGCTGCTGTAAGGGTCAAACAGGCATCGTTGTAAAAATAAACAGTTAGACTAAGGTCGGCAAATCGTGGTATTTGCTTTATAAGTCCTGTTGACAGCTTGTAACTGGCATCCGGTAGTGAGAATCGGGCAGGGCACATTATATATAAACTAAAATAAATATTATGGCAAATAAATTACCTGTACTTACAGAAAATGTACTTCGTACCAGAGGTATGGAAGTCGCAAAGTATACCTCAGACTTAAGACCGGGATTTGAAGAGATGGAAATTGGGCAGATATTTGGATTTACTAATGTGAAGCAATCATCTTTATACTCTGTGAAATCCTCAAAGGAACGTGATTCATGGGGTGAAAAGCAATGGGATGTGATAGGGGCGGATGAGGTGAAACGAATATACTTTGTTAAACGGTTGTCCTAATGGAACCTTTGACTCAATGTGAATATCAAGTAGCAAATGAAGTGGCAAAGGGGCATACTCCTGTTGAAATCGCAGATGTCTTACAAAAATCTGTGTGGACGATAAAAGCTCAGATAAGGGATATTCATAAAAAGTTAGGTATTAATAACAATGTTGAACTAACCTTATTTTTGCTATGTGACAGGGCGAAGAAGAACTTTGATCTGAAAGAGATAAGGAAGCACGGATTGGAAATATTTTTTTCAATCCTTTTTTTTACTATACAGATTACTTGTAGCTACTTTGATATGCGTAGAATTCGGTTTTCTTCTCGTGCCCGTAATACCATTTCAGTTAGAATTACGGGTAGGCGGAATGTTGATTTGAGTTTATCAAACTTCCTTCTTTCTTAAAAACAATGGCTTTAACTAATTTAAATCATGATATATCCTTATAACAATCAAAAACCGGACATACTTATTGATGGTACTCCGGATATGAGATTGGCGAATATTCTCGCCATCATGGATAGGGAGACTTTCGGCCAAAGGAAAGCTGCAAGCATGGTAGGAGGGTTGGGTAGACTTCTAAAATTAATTGAAGAAGGTAAGATCAGAAGCGATAAACCAACTAACAAGCAAAATGGAAAGTGGTACTGCAATGCAGCAGATGTCTTGAAATATGCAATAATCAAATATCGTAAATCTCCCAAAAAGAAGAAAAATGAAAATTATACTGAACGTACTATTGCTTAACTTGTTGGCTTTGCCATGCTTGTTGATGTTTAATGATGTAGATCCGGAAACAGGAAAATTGAATTTGTGGATAAATGTTTTCGGTATCCTGTATTCTGTATGGTTTTACCGTAAGATTCTGAAAGGTCTTGCAAAGTAATATCGGTATCATATGATTAAACCTTACATCATACAATCCGCCACCCTTATCACATATAATGGGCGGAAAGTACCTTTAGAGATTATAGATCACGATATCATCTCTAAGCCTGTCAAGATTGTAAAAGAACAGATCTTGGATGCTTTTTCTGCTATGGTAGACAGGCCTGTAAAGGTATTATTGAGAATAAGATATATTTAATAGAATATGTAGAATCAATCGATTTTAGTTGATTTCAAGAAAACAACTGAAAAAGGTTGATTTTTCTTTAAGAATGAAATTGTTATGGATAAGATGAAATTACAAGAAGAGAACAAAGATCTTATAAAAGAAATAGAGATGTATCAGATCGAAATTGAAAGGCTTAAATCCCTTTTGACGGACGGCGATCCGATAGGCTGTCACGTTGATGGGCGAATCGTGATAGGTGACAAACGTCCTCTCTCTTTCGAAATAGTATGCGAAAGCGACTCAATAGCACAGATATGTGCAAAAATTTTGAATGACGGTTTCCTTACCGTGGAACAGGCTAAAAAATACTTTAAAGTATGAAAACAATATCAATAGATGTGGATGCGACAAGCGTTCAAATAGAGACCAGTATGACTGGAAATGGATATATCAGGATAACAGCAGAAGTAGATGGAAGAGATTCTACTAAATTACTGGATTCCATATCCAAAGACGATATTTCAGATTATATGCGCGAAAATGGCTATACCTGCGAAGTTGAATAACTTTCATAACTCTCTAACAAGATATGAATATTATGGATAGAGGTGAAGAAATAGAATTGGTAGCTAATTCTATCATAGATGATTTGAATGGCTTAGAGGGATTTGATAGAACTGATATGATAAACATGTTTGGTTCTGGAGCTACTTGGTCAGAAGAGCATCCTACGACAGATAATAGTGGGTGTGATTTCTGTAAGCAGCTTGGAGGTATTGATCATAAATCTAATGAGTGCTATTTAAGTTATGATGGTGAAATTCTATGCGTAGACATTGATATGCCGTTAACATGGGGTAGTGCAACTGGATATTATGGTTTTGATATTAACTTTTGCCCGATGTGTGGCAGAAAACTGATTAAAAAAAATAATTGATTATGGGTGAAATAGCAGATAGTTTAATTAGTGGTGAATTTGATTGCATCACAGGTGAGTATTTAGGCGAAGCAGTTGGTTATCCAAGAACACATGCTTATGGCAGACACGAATACGTATCACCTGTTGAAAAGAAACCTACCAGCAAGGCGAATGTATGCATCTCAAACATGTGCAAAGATAGAGGATTCAGTAACCGTGAAAAGGTTGAGTTTATAGCCAAGTTCTTACATAGCAAAGGTTACAAGCAACTGCCCAAGCTATCACAGCAGTATAAAATTATTCACAGCCAATACAAGAATGATTTTAGAAAGTTTTTGGTTGAACAAGTAAAACTAATAAAATATGAAGAAGATTAAATGTCCTCCTTTAGGTATAATACCTAAAGATATTTACTATCTGAATGCCGATAAGAAAAGGCTTTCTGATTTACAAGATGTTATTGCGCGTTATTACAACGCTGATCTGCCTATTAATCTTGAATGGATAAAGGAGTACAACGAGTTAATAACTAAGATAAATCAGTAATGAATATAATTCTATTATATAACCCTTTAAATTTTTACGATCATGGATAATAATGAAAAGGATTTGATTCTTAGAGAACAAGAATCTTCTCTTGACGTACAGACAATTGATTTGTCTGGGGATATTCCTTCTTTGAAAGACGCAAAGGAACTTCCTGTAGATTTGTGTGGTAATTATTGGTCTCCTGTTAATCCGGGTGAATTTAAGAAAGTTATTTTCTTGGATATCAAACCTCAAAAGGTATTGTCTCAAAGCAATGGTGAATTAATCGATTTGGATTGTGTCATATTTGCAGAGCAAAATGAAAATGGTGATTTGACTACTACAATGAACGGCTCTGTAAGGTTGGTTGGAGCTTTACAACCTTATTTTGAAGATGGCATAATTAAAAAAGGTACAATGCTAAAAATAACATATATGGGCAGAAAGAAGAATAAGACAAATGCAAATTCTTCTGATAACTGGTCTATCAAACCTTTACGCATAAACTTGCCAGATGTGGGATGATATTGATTTGAACGATTGTGAGGAAGGTGAAGAACTCAATCCTTCCGCTTATAATCCGGATGATTACCCTACCAAAGAGGAAATGCTTGATTTTATTTCCTTGAATTGCAACAATCCTCCTATTAATATCGACCTGAAAGAACTTAGCATAAACGGATTGGTAAAACGTGATCCGATGGAACTTTATCTGAAGAGTGACTATATATCATCTTCAAATTTAAAGAATGCACTTAAAACACCTCGTTCTTTCTATTACGACTACGAAAGAGTCTTTGAGGAAAAGGAAAGACCATGTTTTCAATTAGGAACTTTTGCTCACATGGCATTTTTAGAACCACGTTTATTTGAGCTTGTAAAGGTAGAACCTAAATGTAGCCAATCTTCGAAAGAAGGTGTTCTCTGTATGATAAGATTCTACGAAGACCTACTCTCAAATGATAAGAATTATATTCCAGATGTTGAAGAAGATCACCCATCAGAAAGATGGAATTTCAACGATTTAAAAGATTATCGGGATCACAAAAAACAGCAGTGTATAGATTTAGGATATTCTTTTATCAGTGAAGAAATGAGCATGATAATAAAAGCTCTGGAAAGAAATTATTATTGGTATGGTGGCGGTATAATTCCTCAGATACTCAAAGGTGCTTATTCCGAGGTCTCTTTCTACGGAAAAGATGGAGAAACAGGATTAAATGTACGTGTAAGGCCGGATTATTTTAATGTAAAAGAGAATATCGGTGTAAATGCCGTAATTTCTTTTAAGACCACACGAGCCGATGATCTCGGTAAGTTCTATTATGATTGTGCCAAACTCAAATATGAGTTGTCGGAAGGTATGTATCAAGAAGTAATGAGCAGTATAACAGGCAGAGACTTTAATGTGACGATAATGATTATGTTACAGACAGTTGAACCCTATGATGTTGCTGTTCTTTTCTGGGCACCGGACGATTTGGCGAATGGCAAATATAAGTATCACTATGCACTTTCTATTGTAAAGGATTGCTTTGATAAGAAGTTTTTCCCAGGTTATGACGCAAATGCGGAAGAAGGTGCTCGTGGAATAATTGACATGCAGCTTCCGGAATGGAGTCAAAAATTGCTCCATCCGGTTGCTATTGATGATTTTGAATAATTATGAAAAGAATAGAAATAATCTTAGATGGTCGAAAGGTTTTAGATATCCAAAGAAATGAAAATGATTATAGTTCAGATTACATAGCTTTGGAAGTATCGCAAGAAACCCAATATAATATTACTCAAGCAATTCGACTTCTTCAAAAGGTTCAGTCGTGGAATCTTGAGAAAGAAGAAAATCAGGACAGTTAATTAATTTATCAAATATATTGGATAAATCTTTTATTTCATCATCGCTTAATTCATAGCTTCTTATAGACTTTTTATCAGTGAATGTACCTGAAGAAATAAAAGTTTTAACTCCATCTTTTGATTTAATTCTTCTAATAGTTATAAAATTATTAGATTGCTCGGTAATTGCTTTTCTAAATAAAATTTCCATAACACTTAATTTTAAAGTTTGACAGCTCCAAAATTAAGAAAAGTTCCCAAAGGAGTATATTTCTTCTTTGGGAATTTATTAAAACCCATAAAACAATGATTGATTTAAAAGATTATGAACCGGAAGAGATAACTTTCAAACTTCCGTCAACAGTGAAATTTCCAGAGATTATTTTTTCTGATTGTGTCTGTATGGACGATGTAAAGAAGAAGCTTTCAGAACACTTCGTAACCATTCAAGAAAAAGATGTAATTGCTAACCGTGTGATGGATGATTATGAAATATCTATCATTCGTGCAAATTATGGTGAGATTGCCGAGGAACAGATGCCGGAATTAGAGAGTCAATTGGAAGCTTTAAAATCCGAATTTAATGCTGCTAAAAAAGAGTATGAAGCTAAAATAACCTCCTTGCATACTCAATTTAAAGATTTGGTAAATCTTGCGAAGAAAGGAATTAAGGATTATCCTCTTAAGATGATCGATACCTTCCGTATTCCTGTTATGGGATATTATCTGTATTATTCATGGGTAAATGATGCATTCCGTTTGGCATTGGTTCAGGAAATTCCGAAGCATGAATACAATGACCTTTTCAATTCTGGCGAAAAGAATCAAGAAGCATTTAAGTCACTTGGCTATGAGTTACCAAATATTGATGTAAAAGATACCCGTAAAAATCTACGCAAGTTCGGTAAGGGTGAAGATGTGGTAGAAGTATGGGAAGAAGATGGTATGGATGTTTGGTTAGAAAATTGGATCGAAGATTTTCTGGATGAGGATAATGGGGAGGTAATTCCTATACAACGTCATGAATGGCATAGAGTAGCAATTGAAGAAAGTCCGTGGAGAAAGGAGGAAACCAATGACGAGATTGGCACACAAGAAGGGGAGGCCGTCGAATTATCGGAAGAGTCTGAGGAATAACCCATATTGGGAAGAAGTAAAAAGAAAGGTTCGTATCCGTGACGGGCATCGTTGCCAAATGTGTGGAAAATCCTATTCTCTTGAAGTTCATCATAAAACTTATAAAGTGAGCGGTATATCTATTGTGGGCAATGAATTATCCCATTTGGATTGTCTTGTTACTCTTTGTGAGGATTGCCATGCAAAAATACACAATAAATCAATTTAATTATTAACAAAAAAATGCCGGTGAAAAGGACACCGTCGGGAGAGTGCCCCGGTCTTAGATTTTTAATTTTATTAATTACTCCCGGTGTAGCTTGATTGTTTATCCGGGAACTACTTTGTTAGCCTGCCTGCTCGGTCTGTGAAGATAGAGTTGGCGAACATGGTGGTATGGCGGAACAATGAGAGACGCTAAAGCTGAGACATACTTATAGATAGGTTGCGGGTAGTCGGACATGTGACAGAGTGCAATTGAAAGATTGACGGAAATGAACAGGAGTCCCGTGTAAAATGAAAAAGACAATGTATGGGTTGGCGAAACTACACCAACGGCAATAAAACTAAGTGAAACTCCTATCGTGCAGGTGCAAGTCCTGCTACCACCACATAAATGTGAGCCACACATCAATGGCAAGTGTTAGTGAATAATGGTTGTGCCCCGGAGAATACGCTTCGGGGCTTTTAATTGGAGAATATGAAGAAAGTAAGTAATAAGCAGGCTAAACGAAATAGGGATGTGGCTAATATAAAGAAGGCATTACCACCCTATTGTGCAATTTGTGGCAAACCCATGTCAGATGCCGCTCATTTGGTTCCAAAGAGTATGTATCCGGAACATTACACAAATCCTCTTAATATCGTCGGATTATGTCGAGAATGTCACAATAAGTATGATAATAATTTAGCATTCAGACAACGACAGAAACGGCTTATTGAACGTGTAAAATCCTTTGATGAATGTGCTGCAAATAGATATTTTAGATTATGAACAGTTATCAACTAATATCAAAACTTAGAAAGGTTAGGGATGATACTTATCTTACGGCAATAGATCAAGCTCTCTACTATGAGTTGATATCTATTTGTAATGAAAAAGGTTGGAAAGAAGTATTTGAAGCTCGTAGCGCAGTTTTATGCACTTCTTTGAATATCTGGGATAAAACATTGCGTAAGTCTCGCAAAGCTCTCGCTGATGCCGGTTTGATATTCTTTAAATCATGTCGGGATAAACGAATAGGATGTTACTATTCTTTCTTACCGATTCTCGATAATGACATGAAGTCATCGGTAATATCATCGGTAAATGGTACTGATGAAAATACCGAAGAAAATACTGATGATATACCAACAGAGGAATGTCAATCATCGGTAAACTATACGGTAATATCTTCGGTACTACGTACTGATGAAAATACTGATGATAAAAACGCTTCATCGGTAATATCATCGGTAAATGGTACTGATGATATGCAAATTCCACCTATTATAGATATTAAAACTATAAACATAGAGAGTAATCTCGCGCATACGCACGAGAGCACCCCACCTACAAAGCCTAAAAGATCTAAGAAAAAAGAAGGGGATGAAAAGCCTTTAGTGTATCCATTTACTTCGATAGCTTTTATGTCAGCGTGGGAAGCACTTCGCCAAACTCCAAAATGGAAAAAGAAACTCAATTATGCCTTGCAACTATCGTTAGATAAACTTTCAAAATTTGAAGAAGAGTTTGCTATCCTACAAATTGAAAGGGCAATTGAATCCGGTTGGACTGGCGTAGTATTTACGGGTACGGAACGTGATTATCAAGAATGGTTAAATCAAAAATATGGAAACAATCGGAAATCTTGTACAAACAAGCATGAAGCAAATATCTATGCCATGCAGCAATACCTTGCCGAGCGCCAACGCAGAGAGCAAGGTTTGGCTGACGAAGTGGAAAAGCCCTTCTGATATTGAACGTGTGTTTTCTCCTCAGAATTGGGGGTATACATCCAAAAATTCAGAAAAAGCCTATTATGCAGATTGTCCTACGTTGCAAAAATACGATGAATTTTATGGGGAAGGGAATGCCGAGTTTTGGATATATGGTCAAGTGATAGCCTTATTTGGATCAAGTTCAAGCAAGGATTCCGGAGTTGTAGATGGAATTACAATATTTGCTCAATCCTTTGCTTCTCAGGTTAAAATATATAAGCTGTCAGAGTTAATGTTATTCTTTGCAAGATACAAAGCTGGGAGATATGATAATTCCTTTTCTCAATTTGATGCTCGGAGGATTGGGAATGCCTTTTTTAAAGAATTTATTCCTGAACGTTCAAAAGAAATTGAATCTTGCGAAAGAAAACGCAGAAACGAGGAAGCATTAAACAGAAGAGAACTTCCAAAAGGGTATATTGTTCCGGATGGATATAATACTTACACTTGGTATAAAGAGATATTAAGGCGTGCTTCATCTGGAGATCAAGAAGCTATAAATCTTTTAAAATCACCTGTTTATGAATAGATATCAATATGCATTTCTATACGCCATTGTCTCCATCTTGTTTATGGCATTGGGATTACTGGCTGTAGCCTTGTGCAGTTAATTAATAGAACGATCCAAATAAATCAAAGAAGTCATGAACGAAGATAAAAATGTATGTGACAAGTGTGGTGGAAGGCTTGCGCTTGTCGTGGGCACTTTCATCTACAGACCTGACGATGAACCTTACGAGTCAGGTGTGATTGAAAAATCTATCGCTACCGATGGCGAAATCCAAATAAGTGCTCATAAGTGTGATAAGTGCGGCCACTTACAAGGATTTTTTATAGAGTAATAATTAAAAATCAAATCGATAATGAGTGAAATCAAGAATCTAAAAATAGGTGACTTATTCTCTCTTCGCAAAAATGGAGTGACGTATGAGTTTCTTGGATATTGCCCGATTGAAAACCTACCCATTGCTTTTAACCATTGTAAGTATGAGATAGTCTATTTTGAAGATGAAAATAAAAAAGTGTATAAATTATGAAGATAATAGTAAGTTTTTCTGGCGGCAAAGATTCGCAAGCTTGCCTTATTCAAGCTGCCAAACAGTATGGATCCGATAAGATAGAAGCGGTTTTCTGTGATACAGGCTGGGAACATCCGCTTACATACCAACATATCAATGACGTATGTCGGCAACTTGATGTTAAGCTGACTATAATTCGTAATGAGAAAGTTGGTTGTTTTCAAAACTTATGTAAACGGATGAAATGCTTTCCTGTAGCATCTCGTAGGGCTTGTACATCAGCCTTAAAGATACAGCCCATGATTGATTGGGTTATATCGCAAGATGAAAGTTTTATTCTCATTCAAGGAATTAGAGGTAAAGAAAGTGCATCACGTGCAAAGATGGAACCGGAATGCTCCTATTTTAAAGAGTATTTCAATGCAGATAAAGGAATGAGATTATATCGGAAAACAGCAGTTTTAGAATGGTGTAAAAGACATGACGCATCTGTATTGCGTCCGATATTTGACTGGACGGCTCAACAAGTAATTGACTATATCCTTGACAATGGACAACAACCTAATCCGCTTTATAGGTGTGGAGCATCTCGTGTTGGTTGTTTCCCGTGTATAATGAGCCGTAAGGGGGAAATCAAAGTTTTATCGAAAGACATTGATATGACAAAAAGGCTTATTCAACTGGAAAAGGAGATTGACGCTTTGAGGCAAAATGCACATGCAGGGTTCTTCCCTAAAGGATACATACCGGAACGATTTTGTAGAGAATACGGTGATGGGTGTCCAACAGTGCAAGAAGTGATTGATTATGTGAACCGTGATGAATCAATGACAGATATGTTTGAACCGGAAGGCGGATACAGTTGCATGAGCCTTTATCATGGGCTTTGTGAATAAAGTTTAATTCAAAACCAAATCAAATATGAACATAAAAGAATTGCTTAACAGGGAGCTTTCATTTGAAGAAATGAATGAACTCTTAAATGAGTTAATGGACTACGGTTGTAATACTCCAGCCGATTCAAGTGAAAGATTCTATGTATATGATGATGGAGGTGATATATGTGATTTCAGAAAGCATATAGGAATGAAAGCACTAAATACACTTTCCGGCATCCTTCTTCTAAAGGAAAAGATAGACGAAGAGCGTGGCGAATGGAGAGGTAGAACCACAGTGCAGCAAAGCATTAAACAAGCATTAGGAATTAACGAATAACCAGTAGGGCGAATATGCAAAATTGCGTTTCAAACAATGCAAAAATAGCTATTAATTACGCAAAGAGACATGTGGCACAGAAACCAGTTCAGTTATATGCGTGGATATATAAGACTTATGCTAAGGCGGGTTGGAAGATATACGATTCACATCTTGGAAGTGGTACAAATAGAATTGCAGCGTATAAACTTGGTTTTGATTTTTTTGCTACCGAGAAAGATGTAGATATTTATAATGACCAAGAAGAATACTTCCGCCGCCAATGCTTTGGCGAAATAAAAACAGAGAAAGGAACTTTAATACAAACAAGCCTATTTGGCGTATAACCAATAAAAAATGAAGAAATTAAAACGTCTGCAATATGGTGATTTCCTGATAAAAGGCAAAAAACTCATGGAAGTAATGATAGAGAATAAATTTTATAGAAGATATATCGACCATTTAGGGAGATTATCCAAAAATGCATTACCATTTTAACAAGAAATCAGTAATGAACCAAAATAGTGGAACAAAAAAGGAGAAAGGTATATGAAGAAAGAAATTGACGCATGGGTATGGAATCCAGCAAATGCACTATTCAAGCAAAAGAAATCAGAAAAAGCAATCGGTCATATTATATATTGCGAATGTCCCGAAAAATGCGAGTTGTACGCAAAAGGTAATTGTGTCGCTTTTAATAATTATTGTCCTCATGGGAGTAGAGGTAGAGTTATAGGATATTCAAGATTGGCAAGCAAGTTCCATACTTGGATAAGAGAATTTGAAGAGAAGCATAAAGATGTTTATAGGTCTAAATTAACCCAACCGAAAAAGCTGGAATACTTCACAGATTTTGTATATATCCCGATTGCACACTTGGGTTTGAATGAAGATATAGAGTTTGTGGATGGAGGTGGCGCTTTCTCCTGTAGAAGACCGATTATTAAACGAGAGCATTTTAATGCAGAGTTTATATCCAAGCAAATCATCAATTTTACCCCCTATGCTTTGTTTGGAGGAAGAATAAAAGATTACCAAGACAAGGAAGTGCCGAAATTCCTTTTATGGCTAAAACAGCTTGACAATGCTCTATATGAGGAAGTAAAAGAAATGAATCCAACCCATAACGGATTTGTTGCCATGACCAATGTAGGTCGCAAAGCGATACTGCAAACTTTAAATCCAAATATAGGTACATTCAAGGACATACACGGTGGAATATGGGTTTGGGATGGTGAGTACCTGCACTCTAACAATACACACGCTTCTTTCACACTTATTGAAACAAGGGAAATTCAAGAATGTAGGCTAAAGCCCAATGGAAATGTTGCGGTTAAAGTGTGTGATGACGCACAAGTAAATGATAATACAGAGTTTATAGATTGATATGAACAGAATACAGAAATTAGAAGCTGAAATACAGAAGCTAAAGAAACAGGAAGCTGATAAGAAAAAGGCAAAATATCAATATCTCGTTGGAAAATGTATTCACATGGCGCATACTTCTTACGAAAAAATCACAGCGATAGTTAGGGTAAATACTGATGAAATCGGTGATGAAGTGGTATATGATTGTATACATATATATTTTGACAACAGAGAAGATGTAAGTAATAGTGATTCAAGCATCCAACTTGCATCTTACGCAAGTGAATACGTGAAACGGATTGAGAAAAATATCATAAGTCAAGAAGTTTTTGACAAGGCTATGGATGATTGTTTTGCGCATATTAAAAGAATGTCTATTAACGTATAACTATAAGTAATGAATAAATCAACAAATAAGCACCGTCATAAATGGGTAGAGCCTTTCGATGCTCCATTTACCTATATATGTAGTAAGTGTGGCAAACATAAGATTAAAGAGACTATGTACACCGCAACTTACTATGATGAGAACATGAATCCACTCGGTAGCAAATCACCGGAGTGTGTTAGTAAACAACCCTCAAAATAACAATACAGATATGAATATACATTTTGAATATAAAAATACGCCCATCAGTATACCGATTACGGAACAACAGCTTAAGGCTGATAAAGCAGGAACCAATGACTTTTGGGGTGAATTTGAATATGATAGAGAACAGTATCAGATTCAAATTTATCAGTCTACATATGAAGTTGCGATTTTTAAAAAGGAAGGTAACGAGCCTATATCATATTCCAAGTTTGATTTGATTAACGTAAAATTAAATAGAAAGGAATAAATAATGAAAAGAGCAAAAGAAGCTTTAGAGATAGTAAATAAAATAGATGAAAAGTACAATCAGACTGGAGTTATCAAACAGTTTACGATTGATATGATTGAGCATTTTTCAGAAGAACTGAATGGATGTGTACTTGGTGAGAGCGAAGTGTCCGAAGAATCTATTCTCGGAAGTTTGAGCTACAAAGCCAATACCGCATTGGAAATATGCGACGACGGTCTTACTGATTTTTATGTGATACAAGAATTGTATGACGCTATTAACTAATAACAACATAATTATGAGTGAAGCAATAGTAATTAAAATAACTCTTTTACACCTTGTTGCCGGAATGATTGTCTGTTTTTTAGGCATGATGACGGTAGGACGTACAAGTATTCAGAAATATTTGAGAGGCATTCTTTTGATAGTAATAATATCTATGATAGCTTCATTAGGATATGTATTAATTAACGTATAATTAGATCAATAATGGAAACAAATATTATTATGCAGTATATTGATGAATTGCTGCAAGACAATTCAAATGAGGAAGCCGGAATTCAGGAAGCGTTAAAACTTATATAGACAATATGAAAGAAAATAAAATAAAGATACTTCACAATGTTATCAAATACCCCATCACGATAATATCAACTCCTATTCAATTAATCGCAATAGTATTAGCATATATAGCATTAGCATTAAAATCCTTTGCTAATGCATTGATTGCAATTTCAGATAGTTGGGGTGAATATTTAATCAAGAAGTTTTATTATAAATGAAAATTATGTGGATTACAAAATATGGCAAAGTTTAATGATGAAATGATTCAGCAGTGTTCAGATTGGGTTCGTGAAAACGGGCTGATGGAGTATGGTGGAGCGAAGTTAAAGGACTTTTGCAAGCGCTTCGGCATAGATGCACAGACTTATTATAATTGGATGGAAAATTCGGACTTTTCGAATGCTATAAAAAAGGCAAAAGATGATTTCAAAAATGGTCTTGAACGTCGTATTGTATCTTCTATGGCCAATGCTGCCATTGGATATGAATACGAGCAGACATCAACCGAATACTATTTTGAAGGTAAAAAGAAAAAGATCAAAAAGGAGGTAAAGAAGAATATTCGTGTTGAACCGAATATCGGCGCCGGTATTTTCCTTTTAACGAATTTAGAACCAGATAGGTGGAAGAATAAGCAAAATACTGAGCATTCAGGTGAGATTTCGACAGGACTTAATATCATTGTTTCCAATGATGAAGATGCTAATTTGATAGAACAACTTAAAAATAAGGAATAATGATTGTTGTTAAGGTATACAGAGAGAGTTTGAAAGCTTATCTTTCTGGTGTTAGAACGATTGCTAACCGTGGAGGAACAAGATCAGGAAAAACATATTCTATTGTATCCTTACTTGTGTCTATTGCTGTCGGTAGTAAAAATGGAAAGGATATAAATATTGTATCTGAGAGCATGCCACATTTAAAAAGAGGAGCATTAAAAGATATTGATGATATTTTGTCTAATGAGGGACTTTTAAAAGACAGGGATTTTAAATTGAATTCTACTGATCATCAATATACGTTCAATAGTGGTAGTAGTATACGCTTTTTTTCAGTTGATGATTGGGGTAAGGTGAAAGGTGGGAGAAGGGATATATTATTCATTAATGAATGTAATCGTATTCCATATGAAACCTATAGACAATTGTCTGTTCGTACAAGGGAATGTGTATTTCTTGATTGGAATCCAGATTGCGAGTTTTGGTATGAATTAAAGGGGGTACAAGTTAAAAAAAATACTATAGAAGTACATTCTACATATAAAGACAATCCTTTTAATACCCCACAGCAAATTTCAGAAATAGAATCTCACAAAGACGATGATAATTGGTGGAGGGTCTACGGTCTTGGATTAACAGGTCGTTCTGTCGGAATTATATATTCAAGATGGAAGCAAGTTGATTCCATACCAGAAACTGCAAAGTTGATCGGTAGGGGAATGGATTTTGGTTTTACAACAGATCCTACTGCGATCGTTGATGTTTATCAATATGATGGGAAATTATGGGTGAATGAACATTGTTATGAGAGAGGTCTTACAAATGACCAAATTGCAGATAGACTTAGGGATAAAGACTGCGATGTTATTGCTGATTCTGCTGAACAAAAATCAATTCGTGAGATTTATAATTATGGAATAAAAAAAATAGAAGCGGCAAATAAGGGAGCAGATTCAATTCGTAATGGCATTCAGATTTTACAACGTTATGAGATATGTGTTACAAAGTCAAGTCTTAATTTAATATATGAACTTAGGAATTATAAGTGGAAGGAAGATAAAATAACCGGAGAATTGAGGAATGAACCTATTGATAGCAATAATCATGCGTTGGATGCATTACGTTATGTAGCACTTAATAAATTATCGGAAAGTTCAAAACCACGAGGTATTAGAGTTCGTAATTAGAAAAATAGAGCTTTTTATTTGATTATTTGATTTTTAGTATATATATTTGTGCGTGCAATAAAGTGTTATTGCATAATTGATTATTTGATTCTATTAAATAATTGATTTAATTAAATTGTAATTTATTGAAAAGGGTGAAGGGTTGACCCTGAGATATAACATATTAATAACTTTAATTTTTAAAAGTATGATTTGTACATGTCCAGCGGCACCAGCTTTGCCCGATATTCCAGAAGTGATCTGTTCCGAATCGTTAGGACAGATTCAAAAAGTTGCTTTCCAACGTCTTTATAAAGATGATGGAACAAGAAATAGTTTTAACGGTGAAGGTGATTCTCCAATGCCTATTACCGCACTTGCGTCTTGGACTCCATTATTGTCAGCGAATGACTCTACTAAAATTGTTGTTTCCCCGTACATTGAAGCACCGACAGCAGAAGCGGGCGCAGCACGTACCTTTGGTGGCGGAAATGAAACACTTGGAGGTATTGAAAAGAATATAGGCCGTGAGCCAACTCCGTTTACAGGAGTTATTCGCGAAGTACCACAAGCGGTAATTAAAGCACTTAAAGCATTACAGTGTGAAAGTCAAGCATCCAATTTGGGTGTTTATCTGTTTGATGGGAATGGTGCAGTGGGTGCTGATCAGGATGAAACAAATGAAAAAATTTATTATCCTATACCTGTTCGTTCACTGTTTATAGGAGATAAAACATTGGGCGGATTGGAAGCACCGGATAGCAATGCCATTTCATGGTCATTCTTGCCAAACTGGTCTGACAATCTCGCTATTATTGCCCCTGATTTTAATCCTTTGACTGCTCTTAGAATTGCTAAAAAATGAAGGCAAAGACAACAACAGTTACACTAAGATGTGATTCGTTGAATATCGAGAAAGAATTTGAAATCACCCATGCCGATAAGCTGCTGAGAATGCAGAATAACGGCGGGTGGTATTTACCGGCAAATTCAAGTTTTAAGTTTGACAAAGAGAATGGGTTTATCAATCGATCAAATAAGAAAAGAGATAACGGAACCTCAGAAAAGAGGAACGATATCGAGAGCAATAATCCAGCAAAACCGGATTAAATTCCATGCTCAGACATACGCTACTCCGATTATATCTCAGCCTGTTACTGACTTTCTTGCGATGGTTAGTAACATTCTTCCGCATGATAAATTTAAGATCTTTAAGACCCTTTTCCGTTATCCTATTCGTACGAATGAGGTAACGTCCATTTGCTTTGACAAGCTTTCTCGGATATTTGACGGTCGCAATCCTGCATTCAACTACCAGTTCCTCAACAGTGACCAACGGGACGATTGGGAATATTACAGGCAAGATGTCTTGCATGAACCAGATGTTTGGAGTAAAAAAGGATGGGAGTTTTTCAAAACGGAGATAAACAGCATTCTTATTGTTGATTTGCCGGCAGAGCAGTCTTCCGGCAAATACCCAGAACCTTATTTTTATTGGCTTCCGATCGAAAGTGTAATCACCTATGAGGTAAATCATACGACTGGAATAATGGATTTTATAATATTCCGTCAAGATTTTGGCCGTATTGCTGTAATCGACAGGGATAGTTACCGCATATTTCGGGAAGAAAAAAATAATATAGGGGAGCTGCTTGTTGAGAATCCTCATGATTTAGGTTATTGCCCGGCAAGATTCTTTTGGGATGAACCGGTTAATTTGAGGGAACCAGATATTAAGTTGAGTCCTCTAACTAAGGAATTGGAAGCATTGGATTGGTTCCTGTTCTTTCACATCAGCAAAAGACATCTTGATCTCTACGGTGCATACCCTATTTATTCCGGTTATGAACAGGCATGCGATTTTAGCAATGGAAATAATGGGGATTATTGCGATGGAGGATTTATCCGGGATAAGGATGGGCACTATAAGTTTGACCAGTTCGGTCTTGAACTTCTCCGGTGCCCTAAATGCGGAAATAAACGCATAGTTGGTGCCGGATCATTTGTTGAAATACCTATCCCGGGCGAAAAACAGCCTGATTTACATAATCCTGTTCAGATGCTTTCTGTTGACCGTAGCAGTCTTGATTATAATGTCGATGAAGAAAAAAGACTACGTGACGATATCATAACGGCTGTTGTCGGACAAAATGAGGAAGTAACGCAACGTGAAGCATTCAATGAACAGCAGGTGAAAGCCGCATTCGAAAGCCAAAGCACTGTCTTGAACCGTATTAAAAAGGGATTTGAATCCGCACAGCAATTTGTCGATGAGACCGTCTGTCGCTTGCGATATGGTAAACAATTTGTTTCAGCGAAAGTCAATTACGGTACTGAATTTTACCTGTATGATGCTAATGAATTGCGTCAAAGGTATAAATCGGCAAAAGAAGCAGGTGCGAGTGAGGGAGAATTGGATGCGTTGCAAAATCAGATCATAGAGACGGAATACCGGAATAATCCGACGCAGATGCAGCGAATGTTGATACTGTCAGAACTTGAACCTTATCGGCATTTGACCCGTACAGAGATTTTAGATCTCTATGGTAAGAATTTGATTAGTGAGGATGAACTGCGTATCAAGCTGAATTTTGCAAGCTATGTGCGACGATTCGAAAGAGAGAACATGAACATTCTTGAATTCGGCACACAGGTGCCTTTTGACAAAAAGATATCAGTAATAACTAATAAATTTTTTGATTATGCTCGTGAAAACAGGAGTCAACGGGGAGACTAAAGACGTGTCTATTTTTGACGTTACCCCGGAAAATTACATTGTTCCCAAAGGGGAAGAACATTTGTACCACTGCCTTATCGAAGTTAGAAAGTTCGATTCAGATACAGGTAAGAGATTGAGCACACCACGTGTTCAAGTGTTCGGTAAAAAAGCTTACGAAGAAGGTGTTTATCATAACTTGAAAAAGCATGGTCACACCATTACTGTATTGCACGATCCGAACGAATACTTAACTGCAAAGAAAGCAGAGGAAGCTGCAAAGGCAGAAGAAAAGGCTGCTAAAGAAGAGGAAGAAGCACGGCTTAAGGCAGAGGAGGAAGCCAGGATTGAAGAGGAACGGAAAAAAGCTGAGAAGGAAGCCCTGAAAGCGGAAATCCTTGCTGAATTGAAAGAGTCTGGCATTATTCAGGAAGCAAAGAAACCGGGCAGGCCTAAAAAGGAATCTTCTGAAGAAGCAGAAGAATAATATTAACCATAAATGATTAAAGGGTAAAATCATGGCATTAACAGTAGAAGTTTTAAAAGCAAATTCGGTATTGGCCGGATTGAGTGACGAACAGTTGGCAGCTATCACAACTTTGTCTGCAAATGACGAAAATAGCGTAATTGCTCAAAAAACGGGTAAGATATACGGTGACTTGGATGCCGATATTTTGTCTGTTACCGGTATTGCAAAGAATGGCACTGAAAAGACGTATGATTATGCGAAAAGGGTACTTGGTGAGTTCAAGACAAAGGCCGAAAGTGCCGTACAGCTACAGAGCACTATTGATACGCTGACAAAAGAAAAATCGCGTTTGGAAAAGGCTATCCAAGATGGTGCTTCCGATGCGGAGACCGCGAAGGCTTTGAAGCAGGCTAAAGCTGATCTTGCAGCTATTACAGGGCAATATAATGAGCTTAATACCAAATTCCAGAACGCTGAACAAAACCATCAAAAAGAACTGTTCGGTATCCGTGTGGAATCAACATTGCAAGCTGCTACGGCTAATTTGAAGTTTAAACCGGAGCTCCCGGGAAGTGTAACTAAGGTATTGCTTAGTCAAGCGACAGAGAAAATTAAAAACATGCATCCGGAACTGATCGATGACGGGAAAGGCGGTCAGATCATTGCGTTCAAAGATGAAAATGGCGCAATTATGCGTAATCCGAACAATCAATTGAATCCATTTACGGCTGATGAATTGATTCAACGTGAATTGGATATGATGGGGGTTTTGGATAAAGGCAGGCAACAAGTCGGTACCGGCACACAACCTCCTTCTGGTGTTACAGGTTCGGGTACTGTTATTAGCATAGCTGGTGCAAAGACAAGAACAGAAGCATATGATATGATTGCTTCAAGTCTTATGACGCAAGGACTGACAAATGGTTCTGCGGAATTCCAGACTGCTATGGATCAGGCATGGAAAGATAACAATATCTCTTCCCTTCCGGAGAAATAAAGAGAATAAGAAAGGGTAAAGGGTCAACCCGGTATTTATAACATTAAAAAAATATTTGATATGAGTTTAATTGCAACCAGATTACAGAATTGGCGTGTTGAAGATCCCGAATTTGACCGGAATATGACCCGCCCTTGCGAGTATGGCGCATTGGATTTTTTCGTAGAACAGACCGATGCACGTAATTCGATTATTAACCCCCGATTACGCGAACGTGCATTCGCTTCGATCGGTAATACCGTACAGATTCCTGTCATTAACTATGATGAGAATGTACAGGTGTCCAATGTTCGCTCATGTGTCATTGCTGATAATGAGAATGCTTCTGCGCTGTATACCGTTACATGGGCTACTTACGCGGTAGGATTTACGATGGTGCCGGCTGCTTATATGAATAATGAAATCAGTTACGAACATGACTGGCTTCGCAAAATGGAGAAAATCAGTCGTGCTATGGCTAATGCTCTTGATTCAGCAGCAGTTGCACAATTGGAAGCTCAAAAGACGCAGGTTTTCAAATCTAAACTGAATTATACCGTAACCGGTAACGTGATTGAAGTTCCTACTCAGATGTCTACTGAAATCTTAGGTGATATTAACCCTATGATGCGCGCTAACTGTTATCCGGAACAGATTCACGTGATCGGAAATGCCGGTGTTGATGCACTTATTCGTAAATTGGCTCAGCATGGTATCTACAATGACGTCAACAAACGAATGGAATACGACAACAAGGTTATTCATTATACTAACAATGTCGTTGACGAATCCGGCAAAATGGGAACACTGTTCGCAGTAGTTGACGGGAATGTCGGAGTGCTTACCCGTGTTGACCGTGAAGCATTACGTCGTGCTCGTTCTAACTTCCACGAATGGGACGTAGTACGTATTCCGTTTGTTGATCTTCCGGTAGGTTCTCATTACTATACGGAAGTTGGTGACCAGTCTAAATTGTGGGGTGATGCAACGGCAGATTTGAATTGTGGTGTTAAAGAATTCTTCGGATTCTCAGTTGATGTTGCATTCTTGGTAGCATACAACAGTAATCCTGCAACTATCGCTAACCCGATCATCAAGGCTGAGATTGCTGCACGTGCAGATAATACTCCTTTGGGTATGCCTGTATATGTGACAAATGCTGCTCAGTTTTCGGCTTAAAAATTAGATATGACACAATGAAAGGGGATGGGATATTTGTCCTCATCCCCTTTATTTATTAAAGGGTATGTACAGGTTAAAAGAAATAGAACAGGCTTTGCTTAATGTTGTGGGATGGCAACAGGCTCTTAATCCTACACAGCATATAGAAGAATCATTGACGCGTACCGATAGCGGATTGTACTTTCAAAATGCACATCCTCTTGTTACTCTCAATAATATATCGGCCATAATACCGGATGATTGGGGCTATCAGTATCCGAAATGGAACATGATTTCGCCTTATAGAAAAGGGGATATTGTGTCTCATAATAATATGCTGTGGATGGCTAAAATGGGCAATACTAACCAAGAACCAGCGGTTAGCGACTTTAACGGTGACTTTAGTCGTGATTATGGCAATCCTTTTTGGCAGCCTTTCAATATGCTATCCAGTTATCTTGAAAATCTGACAATAAACGGTATAGATACCGTTGTGCAAAGCTTTACTCAAATGAAAGGTTTGGATAAGGAGACGAAAAATTTGTTGGAAAGACGTACACTCTTTGATGGTGCAGGACGTATACGTGCTACTTTGCAGAATTCTCATAAACTCGTAGGAATGGAAATTGTTCCTGTCCGTTCTATGGGAGTGACAACTAAAATAGAACGTATCGGGCTTCAAATGACCGGTGGTACCGGACTAATCAAGATGTATCTCTTCCATAGTTCGCAGATAGACCCTATCCGTACTTTCTATCTGAATTTTAATGTCACGAATGGAGGGTTCCAATGGTTCCCATTAAAAGATTGTTATCTGCCGTATATCAGTGACGGAAACAACTCCGGTGGTGCTTGGTATCTGGTATATAATCAAGACGAGCTACCACGTGGAATGGAAGCTGTCAATGTTTCAAAGGATTGGAGCCGTGAACCTTGTGGTACATGTAATATCGGTAGTGTGGAGACATGGAGACAGATTACTAAGTACATGCAGATATCTCCATTCATGTATAATGCACCTACTACATTTGAAGAATATCCGGAACTCTGGGATATTTCCGGAAACATCTATACCAATACGCTGAATTATGGTATTAATTGCGAGATAACGGTTGGCTGTGATCTTACTGATTTTATCATATCACAACGCCAGATATTTCAGACAGTGATACAAAGGCAGGTAGCCGCAATTGCATTGCGGACAATGGCTATGAATCCGGATGTACGCGTAAATCGAAATCAATCCAACGTGTCCCGTATGGATATTCTTTACGAACTTGACGGTAATACACAAGGTATGCCGGGTGGATTAGGCTACGATTTAAAAAAGGCTTATGAAGCACTGAGTTTAGATACACAGGGATTAGATAGAATTTGCTTGTCATGTAATAATCACGGTGTTCGTTATCGTACAACATAATGGCGGGATTGCAGTCTATAATAGATTTGAAAAGTCGGGTAGTTACCTTTAATGAGGGGCTGGTTTCAGGCATGTATATCCAAAGGATCATTACGGATAACGGAGCTTATATAGTTGATATGAATGCTGAAATTCAGTTGTATGAAGAAGGGGTTAATAGGCTTGGGGTGAGTATTATGGATTATGCTCCATACCGGCCGTTGACTATAGCGATTAAGGAGGAGAAAGGACAACCAACCAACCGTGTGACATTGCGTGATACTGGTGATTTTGAAAGTAGCTTCTACATTGAAGTCGGTGACAGGCAATTTGAAATAAAAGCATCTGATTGGAAAACTGAAGCATTGATAAAGAAATACGGCCGTCAGATTCTCGGTCTTACGGATGAAAATATATTGAGCCTTATATGGGATTACATTTATCCGGATCTCATGAAAAAGGCAAAGGAAGTAATTTTAAATAAATAAAAATGGAACGTGTACCAATACCAAAGAATCCAGAATTATTCGATAGGGTGATATCCGATATACAGAAAGGGTTAGCTGATAATCTTCCGTGGCTGGATCATAGCTTCGGACGTGCAGAACGTCTTGTGAAGTCCATCAACGGAAAGAAATATTATACACCTGATGTATATGCAGGTGGCAATGATTATATACTGATTGCACCGGATGATAAAGTGTTGGGTAACTTTTCATTTTTTGTAATTGATGATCCGCAGGATGTGGATTGGATCACAGGCAGGCAATCTGACTATAAGGCTCAATTTTCGCTTATTGTATGGGTGGATATGCGTAGGGTTACCAATGAGGCTGACAATCGCAATACGGAAGCCGTAAAGTTTCAAATCATGCGTGCGTTGAATGGTGGTTTCTGGCTTAAATCTGGAAGTATTAAGATTAACCGTATATACGAACGTGCGGAGAATGTTTTTAAAGGATTTACATTCAACGAATTGGATAATCAATTTTTGATGCATCCATTTGCCGGATTCAGATTCGAAGGTGTGATGACGGTTAAAGAGACATGTTATAATCAATAGTAAATGAGTATGCAGGATTTTTTATATCATATGGTTATTGTCGCACTGTTGGCGACATTTATTCTTTCATTGTTGCGTAAATGGAGAGTTATTGAGTGGATGCAGGTTCACGGTAATGGTTTCTTCTCAGAGATGGCATACTGTAACTTTTGCCTATCATGGTGGGTTTCTGTATTCCTGTCTGTTATCTGTGCGGTTATAACGGGAGATTTAACATTACTGTTAATCCCTTTTTGTTCAACTCCTTTGACTAAATATCTGCTATGAGAAAGATTGTAATTGCAAAGCATAATGTAGAATTGTACGATAGTATAGACGAATTGCCTATTATTCGATTTCACAAATACAATAAGATGCTTCTTATAGATGCCGGTGTAGGTTCCGATCTGAGTGATTGGGACGCACATATGGAAAAAGTGGTAAGGTATTGCCGTTTAAACCAGCCTGACAAAGCCGAAAAGGAGATAGGAAACATCCGGCAGAACATCTATTTCATACAATCAGAAATAAGCCCGAAACATCTGGCATTTGCAGCATTGGTAAAAAGCATAGACGGAAAATTGGTAGATGATTTAACCGATGACGGATTACAGAAAGTGTTGGATCTGTTTGCAGAAGCGACGAATAAGGAACTGACCGACCATATGGAATCGGTCAAAAAAAAAATAGATGAAGAGATGCTACTGTATTTCCCCATGCTGTTTGATGATTCTACCGTGAAGGAGTATTATGATCTTTTGAGGGAAAGAACACTGCTAATGCTAAATAGTACCATTGAGGGAGTTGATAAAAGTAATGAAATCGATGATCTGACAGGTCAACTGATTACTTATACCAACCCTCAGTCTTTTTCCGGAACCGACAGTGTAGAAATACAGTATGATAAACAATTCGAAAATATGTGTCTTATGATTGCACAACATCTACATGTCAATGCAAAGAAGTACACTGTATTAGAATATTACAACGCATTTGAATTCATAAAGAAGTCTTTGAAGTCAAAAAACAAATCAAAATAAGATGGCAGATAACAATAATCCTATAAAATACAGTGATCTTATTAAGCCTGACAGTTCAATAACCGATCTGATCAAGCAATTAGAAGAATTGAAAGGCATATATGAGTCTGCTCTTGCGAAGGTGAAAAAAGAAGCGGAACAGCTTAGTAATTCCCTTAAAAAAGTATCCGGTGCAACAAAAGAGGGACGTGAAACTATTCGTAAAGCTTCTGAGGATGCAGAAAGATTATCTTATTCTCAATCAGAACTTACGGATTCTTTGAATGCTACAACAAAGGAATTGAATCTGTTAAAGTCAGTTCAGCAACAACAGAATTCGATTAGTAAATCTGCTGAAAATTCCAATAAGTCATTAGGGGCTTCTTATGAAAAATTGAATTCGGATACGAATAAATTAACCCGTTCTATCGATGAATTGTATACTGCATTGTCAGATGTAGAAAAGACGAATTACGATGCATTCATAAAAAAGGGTGAAAATGGGATGGCTTCATATTCGGATGTAATAAATAAGGCATCTTCCAATGTTGCCCGGCTGACATCTATCTCTGATCAACTGAATGCGTCTTTTGATTCCGGTGATTTGAGCATAGATGATTATCGTGCTGCTATGGAAAGAGTAAATGCCGGTCTGCAAAAGGCTGACTCTGTAATGAACAAATTTCAAGAATCACAAAGGGGTGTTGACGATGAAAATGGAAGGTTACAGGAGTCTTTTTATGGTCTTGATACGAATATGCAAAATTTGTTCAAGAATCTTATTGAGCTTCAGCAGGAACAGGTAAATACTAAATCTTCATTGAAGGAACTTAACAAAGAATATGATTCTGGGAAGATTTCTGAGAATGAATTCATAGAAAGGGCAGCAGCTCTGACTTCTGTTATGGATGGTCAAAAAGATGCTATAAAGAAAACTCAGACGCAAATTAAACTTCTTAATCAGTTGAATACAAGTACTGCGGGAAGTTATGAACATTTAAGTGCTCAGTACTCATTGAATAAGATACGTCTTAATGCAATGACTAAAGAAGAAAGGGAAAACACCAAAGAGGGTAGGGAATTGGTTAAAACGACTCGTGATATATACGAGGAAATGAAGAAACTACAGGAGGCTACAGGTAAGAATCAGCTTAATGTCGGTAATTACAAAGAAACTTCTGATGCTATATTGTCATATGCTGATCGATTGAAGGAAACTTTAGGATTGAATAATGCATTTGGGGAGTCTTTAGTAGCTTTAGGTCGTGGAGGTAAGGAAGGTAAGGAAGCATTAATGGCAATTGGTGATGGTGCAAAGGCATTAGGTCGCACCTTATTAGGCTTGTTATCCAATCCTGTTTTTCTTTCAATTGCGGGTTTGGCCGGTGCTGGTATGGCCTTCAAGTGGTGGTATGATTATAATACAGGCTTAATCGAAGCAACTCGGTTAACTCAACAGTTTACCGGGAAAGAAGGGAATGATTTAAAAGCATACAGAAATCAAGTACAAGCGGTTGCAGACACTTTCAATCAAGACTTTAAAGATGTACTTATATCAGCCAATGCATTGTCTAAACAATTTGGTGTTGATACAAATGAAGCCTTAAAACTGATACAGGATGGATTTATTTCCGGTGCAGACGTTACAGGCGGGTTCCTTGATAACGTAAAAGAGTATCCTACTTTTTTTAAAGAAGCTGGTGTTTCGGCTGATCAGTTTATCGCAATCGTTTCACAGACTAACAAAGCTGGTCTATTCTCAGACAAGGGCATAGATGCCATCAAAGAAGCCAATATACGGTTGCGGGAAATGACATCGGCAACTGCATCAGCACTGGAAGGGATTGGTATTTCTGCCGAACAGGTTCAAAAGGATTTGCAGAGTGGTACAATGACAACATTTCAAGTAATGCAGAAAATCTCTGCAAAACTTAATGAGTTACCGGATAGTGCTACGCAGGTGGGTACCGCAATAGCTGATATTTTCGGTGGTGCCGGTGAGGATGCGGGATTGCAGTATTTACGTACACTGAAAGATATTACCTTAAATCTTGATACTGTAAAGGAAGAAACAGGTGTACTCGGTGCATTACAAGAGGAACAATTGCGGAGTCAAGCGGAGTTAAATAATACCGTTGCTGCATTATTTGATGCTACCGGTGGTGCATTCGAAGAAATGATCACAAACGGGAAAATATTCGTGAATGATACCATTAATTCAATGATAAAGGGTATTATAAGTTTCACAAATCATGTCATTGAATTGTATAATGAAAGCATATCGATTCGTGGCTTGTGGGAATCTATCTTCTTTCTTCTGAAAACAGGATTCGACATTGTGGGTAATTCCATCCATCTGTTGACGGGGAATATCAAAGCAACGGGTAAAGTACTGAAAGCCGCTTTTACTTTGGACTGGGACGAATTCAAAGATGGGTTAAGTGAAGCTGGTAGAGCGTGGAAGGACTTTGCCGTTAACATGGGAAACGATGTTTGGGATAATTTGAAGCATGGGTACGAAAACATTAATAAGGGAATAAAACCTATTACGATACCTGTTAATGTTACTGAAGGTACTTCTACGCAGAGTGGTTCCCAAATAACAACGGATAATCCAAAACCAGATCCTAATGCCGAAAAAGAACGATTGAAACGTTTGGAAGCTGAAAAGAAACGTTTAGAAGAGGTTTATAAAACCAATCTGAACCTTAAAAGAAAGTATGAGGATGAAGAGTTGAAACTCGAAACGGATTCTTTCGCCCGTCAACGTCAACAGATCGTGTATAATTATACAAGGCAAAAGGAGGATTTAAAGCATAAATTAGCAACTGATAAGGCACTCAATGCGGAAGGTAGGAAAGCTATCAATGATACTATTGTCGTTTTGGATACACAATTAACGGCTGAATTAGTGAAGCTGGATCAGCAACGTAATCTTAGAGAATTAGAAGTTCAAAAAGAGGGTATACAGTTACGACTGGATGCTGTAAAGGAAGGGACAGAAGAAGAAATTGACTTACGTATTCAACTGATTGAGAAACAACGGAAAATTGAATTGGAAAAAAACAATCAGTTGGCTGATGATCTGCGTCAATCCGAGAAGGATATTAACGACAAGTATGACAATTTGATATTGAATCAAACTACTGCATTGACTAAACAACGGGAGTTGGAACTATTTGATCAGCAACAGAAATTGGAAGCATCAGAGTTTGATTTGCTAAAAACTTCTGAAGAACGTAAAACCCGTTTCCGGTTAGAACAGGAAAAGGAACGTTTACAGAAAATTCTTGAATTGAATGAAGCTTCTGGAATAAAGTTGTCTGATGTAGAAATGCAAACTATAAAGAACACTATAGAAAGAATTAATAAGGAAATAGGTGCCAGCGAAAAGGGAGAACGTACAAAGGATATATACAGTATGATAGGTTTAAATCTGGATGATGAACAGAAAGAGGCTATCAATACTTCCGTTCAATATGCCATTAGCTCTATAAATTCTATTATGGATGCAAAGGTTCAGGCGGCAGAAAGGGCAGTCGAAGCGGCAGACCGTGAGGTTGAAGCTGCTCAAAATGCTTTGGATGCGGAACGTGAAGCTCGTGCAAATGGGTATGCGTCAAATGTTGAGCAAGCTCAGAAAGAGTTGGATTTAGCGAAGAAGAATCAAGAAAAAGCATTGAAAGAGCAAGCCAAAGCACAGAAGCAACAGGAAGCGATCAATAGTTTAGAGCAGGCAAGCAATCTTGTTACTGCAAGTGCTGGCATATTCAAGTCCTTTTCCGGTGTTGGTATTTGGGGGATTCCTGCTGCAATCGCCATGATCGCTACCATGTGGGGTGCGTTTGCTGCTGCAAAGATAAAAGCGTCTCAACTAACAAAAGGCAGTGAAGAAAAGTATGGTGATGGTACAGTAGAATTGTTACAGGGTGGTTCTCATCAGTCGGGCAATGATGTTGATCTTGGAACAAAACCGGATGGTACCCGTAGACGTGCGGAAGGTGGTGAATTCTTTGCCGTTATCAATAAGAGAAATTCGCGTAGGTTTCGTAAGGTTATTCCTGATATTATAAAATCCTTGAACAACGGAACATTTACCGATAAGTATTTAGCTGCATATGACGGTGTAAATAACATCTCTGTCAACTTGAAAGAGAAAAATACCGATTTGAATGATATAAGAAACGATATAAGGGAGATAAAGAATAGAGAGCGTACATATCGTGATGCGAATGGTGATACTATTACTGCTTATAAGAACTTGAAAAGGAGAATTAAATCATGATGAATCCATTATACATTTTTTATTTGGTCAATCGGGATGTTTTTGATCCGGAAATGGAAGGGACTCAATACGGATACAGGTTATTCGCAACCTCCGGTTTTGTTATTAGGGATGCAAAGTACAATACAAGTCCTCTTGTTTCCGTGTCAGAATACACAAAAGTTGCATTCAATGAGAAAGAGGTTACTGTCTGCTTTTTCGACTCAAATCACAAATATATATCCGGCTATTCCGGTAGTAATCTTGATCTGGTTATACCAAATGGTGCGTCAGCAATGGTATTCTGTTATACGGTAGATGACTGGAACAGTGGTGATGTGAGTATTGATTTGCTTCATAAAGCGAAACCGATCTATAAAGACAGTCTTTCAAAGACATATACAAAAGAGTCCGAGCAGGAGTTTTTCCGTGAAGGCTTGAATGGTGAAATTACATTCATGTGTCGGGATTATTATTTTATCCTTAACCGTCCCTTTGATACGATTTACTATTTAGACGTTTATTGGAGCCAAGACGGTGGACGTACTTTCAATCTGTACGTTAAGACCAAATTCTTACGCACTGACTGTACCATTAACGTGGCTGACCTTTCTGTTCGTGTCAAACCGGATAGTAATGACGCTTATACGAAGTTATTGGACGGATGGGAACGGGAGTATGATTTGGTAAGATTGAATCCTGAACTTGAAAAAATATCCCTGTATAGACGTGGAATCTTACAAATCTATACGGCAGGAGATGATAAGGTCTCATGCGCTCTTTCTGGTGTGTTTTGGGAACAGGATTCAGATGTGGTTACAGATATTAGCGAACTTGAAAGTAAATATTATTTCAAAGAGTCAGGTACAGCTATTTTGATAAATGTTACAGGATCTGGTATTCCATCTCGCATGCAGGGATATTATACAGCTACTATACCGCCAAAAGGTTCTAATGCTGAGTACTTTAGAGCAACTTACAACAACTCTGATATGTCTGCATATATTCATGCTATTAATGGTGGAGTAGGTTATTATTATTTTGAATTAATAGATAGGACAACAGGTGAACGTGTTGGACTTTCACAACCGACTTATAACTTAGATCCAGCAGATCAAACTCTAACATTTAAAAATGCCGAAGGTTCAGAAATAGGAACAGGTATATCGAATAGAAAGGTATTTTATGCAAGATATGTTTCTGCGTCAAATTCTATAGATTCAGATATTGCAGAATGGCACAACAAACCGACTGATGATATGACATCAACACCTAATTCATACCCATATATAATATCATATGCCATTAACGGTTTCCGTGCATCCGCTATTATGAAAGCGGAACCTTCTGAATGGGGGCAAAACGGAAATGGGGAATATTATTATCCCCCTGTAGATATTGCACCTTACAAGGCATATCCTGTTAATCGTGATATGTGGACGGAAAACTATTCATATTGGTTTGTATTTGATTTTTCAAAGGATATAATAGAGCAACAATCAAGACTTGAATACACGATGTCTCATGCCATGCCTTTGCATTCTGTCTTATCCGTGCTTCTTGACAAGGTTACACCGGGTATTACTTTTGGGAATACAACAGAATACAGTCAATTCTTTTATGCATCATCCCGTCCTATCGGAGGAGGTCAACGAAAGGTGTACATGACTCCGAAAACCAATATCTTGATAAGTAACTATACCCAACCTGCACAAAAGGCTACTATCACTTTGAAAAGCGTATTAGACATGCTGAAATACGTGTATCAATGCTATTGGTATATTGAGGATAACAAGTTAAAGATTGAGCATATACAGTACTTCCGTAATGGTCGTTCATACACCAACCAGCCGGGAATTGCTATGGATTTGACAAAGTGGATATGTCCGAGCAATGGAAAATCATGGGAGACTGGTCGTAAAGAGTATAAATACGAAAAGTTGGATATGCCGGAACGCTATCAATTCTCATGGATGGATGAAGTCACAGAACCGTTTACCGGTTATCCGATCATCATGAGAAGCAACTATGTCAAGCAGGACAAGATTGAGGAGATATCGGTTAGTAATTTCTCTACTGATATCGACTATATGATATTGCGTTCTGATGAATTTTCCAAAGACGGATTTGCATTAATGGAAACGATTACGCAGGCCGGCAGAGAGCGTGTCCCTGTTTTATCTCAAACGGTAGACGGTGATATTTATCAGAATCAGAACGGGTATCTGTCCTATTTCTTTCTGCATCCTGTTTATTGGGGTTATAACCTCCCATCTAAAAAAGTGAATATCAATAATTCCGATATCACATTGAAATACATTTCCCGGTTAAAGAGCAGCGAAGCAAAATTCCCTTACGATCGTGAAATATCCCCTTTGAAATTGATACATACCTCCATCGGGGACGGTAAGATAGAGAGTATTTCAGTGAATTTGAGTAGTAGAATGCATTCAATAGATTTACGCTATGATACAGAATAACAATAACAATATTAGTGTACTTCCGTGGTACACTTCAATTAACGAACAGAATCACCGGAAAAGTTATTCATATGGGGATATATACCCTTTGTTTACTCCTTCAAGCTTTCTGTTGCCTTTTCAGTTAATGAGAGAGTATAGTGAGAATCCGATTCAAGAAGTGCTCCTATACACAAAGAATGGAGTGAAATATGCGGATATAACGTCTGACATGATTATGGCGGGATTGGAAATTGTGCATTTTAAGGATTTGGGGTATGATGTAATAGTATATCCGGGTAGGTTTCCATTGTCTTTAACAATGTATGACGGAATATATTATGCACGCATGTATGACGGTAAGCAGTATTTCTATTCAGAAATGTTTACCGTTGTTCCCGATATTTCCGCGTATTTGAAAATACAATGGTACGATGTCGAAAATCTTGTATTTGATGCCGGCCAGATAGTATATAACAATCCGGCATTTAAGAATGTACTTTATTTATGTACCGAGCTTGGGAAACCGGAATATCCGTTTGAGGAGGATGGAGAAACATTAGATGGGTATTTCTTCCCGGAAAAGCAGATCTCTGAAAAGACATATCGATGTACTTTTTTAGCACCTGAGTATTTATGTGATGTGATGAGATTAATTCGATTATCTGATTATGTCATTGTAACGGATAAATACGGTAGAGTATATAACTGTGATACATTCTTGGCAACTCCGACATGGCAAACACAAGGAAATCTTGCAAGCGTAGAAGTTGAATTCCAAACTGATACAGTTGTGAAGAAAATATGCCGGGGAACGATATACGAAAATAGGGGAGATTATAATTTCGATTTCAATTCCGATTTCAATAACGACTAATTTATTAACTATTAAATCTTAGAATAATGGCAGATTACATTAAACTAAAAGATGCGATTACTGAGGTCATAAAGACTAACGGTAATCAGGAGATAACCGGTCAGATCCTTCAAAATACATTGTTGTCTATCGTCAATGTGATTGGTGAGGATAGGACTTTTTCCGGTGTAGCAGAACCGGATACTAATCCGGGAAATCCGGATCAAAACGTTATTTGGGCGGCAACTCAAAAGGGTACATATACCGGATTCGGAAACTATGTACATGACGGTGTAGGTATTGCCTTTTTAGGTAATACAACTTCTGGATGGCAGGCTGTAAAGATGAATGTAGTGGGAGTTGATTCAGATGGGAATCCTGTAAATCCGGATAGTTATGTCACTAAAGAAGCATTTGAAAAGTTCAAAAAGGATTTGGTCGCAGAACTTACAGATACTTCTGACGCAAATAATATCCATGCCAGATTTGATAGTCATGGTAATGTTATATTTGATTATTACGCTACCAAGCAGTCTGTAGATGCTTTGATCAAAGAGATCGGTTCTGAATCTACTTCTGAATCAGAGGACGGTAGTGTATGGGGTAAATTGATTTCCTTAGTGCAAGATACCACTGTGCTTTCTAAAGAGATTTCCGATTTGAATGATGAATCTGATAATCTACAGGCGGATATGACGAAGGTAAAAAGCGATATATCTAAGTTAGATGAAGACATGGATAATGCTTATACTCAGAATGGATGTCTGTTTTGCCATCACGGTATGGTTAACATTAATTTCTATGATGATAATGTTAGTATTAATTTTCCGTCGCAGGTTGCCATTTCGTATTCTGATACTTTGAACGTAGTACATAATCAGGGAGACCTGTCAATGCCTTATGATTTTGAAGAATGGTTTTTAGTACTTGATTTAGAAGACAACAAGTTAAAACTCGTTTCTTCTATAAATCAAATGACTAAAAAAGTATTGGTAGGATGGATCAATGTGCTGTTAAAATCCGCATTATTAAGATGTAGTGATTATTCGATCAACGGTAAGCCAATGAATCCGACCAAATACCTTTCTGCATCCGAAATACTCAATGTGATAACATCTACTGCTACAGACCTACCTTTATCCGCGAATATGGGTCGGATACTTTCTACTCAGAATGCCATGATGCAATATACCGTAGCAGGGAAATATGTAGATGTCAATTTCAGCAGTACGGATACATCAGTTACCGTTACTTTACCGTCTGGTCTATTACTGTCGTATGGTAATACCCGCATCTCTGAATCTTCATCCACGGAAGGTACCGTGCTTACTGATAATATGAGTAGCGGACGTATTAAATATCTTGTGTATGATCTTGGAACCAGTGCATATAAGCTTGTGAATTTTGACGAGCAAATGAACAATTCGATACTCGTTGGATGGATTAACCAATATCTTAAGGAGGCTATATTGAAGTGTGACCGGTACAGGGTAGATGGTGTTTCTCAATCTCCCGATGATTATATCCAAAACTCCGACATCGTCCACAACTTGACAACAACTGATAAGAGTAAGGTTCTTGGTGCCGATCAGGCAGGGGTACTGGCAACTCAAAATGGATTTTTGTTTAACCGGTCTACCGATACGCTGTCTGTTGTATTTGATATTGAAAAGGTAACTATTAAAATCCCTCAGTTAGGATATGTTACATATGGCAATTCTGTTGTCGCAATAAACCTTGATGAATCATCAAGGGAAATATCTGCACAATTCAATGATTTTGCCTATAAATTCTTTGTATATGATATCAATAATAACCAGTTTGGTATTGTTGATTATCGTAATCAATTAATACCCGGTATTGTGTTGTTAGGATATATCAACAGCATTAAAAAAACGGCCGACATATTTACACAAGGGTATACCGTAGACGGTGTTTCTCGCAGTTTTGCAGACTATCTTTTAAAATCTGACGTTCTGGATTCCATTACATCAGACGATGCAAAAAAAGCTTTATCTGCGAGTAGGGGAAAACAACTTTCTACTCAGAACGGCTGGTTGTTTCCTCGTGAAAAAGGGATTATTCATTTTGAATCAACTTCTTTTAATAACATAACATTAAAAATAGATGGTCGATACTCAGTAAGCTGGGGGAATAGTGTTTTTCGTAATGAAGATACGTCCTTAAAAAACATTTCCGCTTCTGGTTTTCAATCTAACAGATTCCTTGTATATGATATCGAATCTGATTCCTTCTCTTGGGAGGAGTACGGCTTTCAAATGAAAGGAGTGTTGCTTGGATGGTACGACATCACTTCCGGAAACGTTTTTCTCAGATGTAGTGAGTATTCTGTAAACGGTATGCCGGCATCAAATGATGACCTTGCGGAAATTGCTTATAACAATATCCCTACTACGGTGATTCAGTTGAAGAAAAATTCAGATGAGGGCTTCATCAGTATGGTTATGACATCCCCGTTAATTGATTCCGAGATAAATATCACTGGGGGGTATGTATCCTTAAGTACAAATATCGGGACGGAAACCTCTGTGAAAATAAAGAAAGGAGTATCAAATAGTGTGTATTTTAAATGTATTGATCCCTTTGCAGTAATTGAAGCTAAAGGAGTATATAATATAACAAATAATACTCAAAATAATAATTGTTATGTAATAGGTAATGTACGGGATTTCGGTGAAGGGGCAACCCATATATCGTTATCTTCAAATAATAATGTTACCGGTGAAATAAAAGATTTTAATAGAAAAATGACATATATTCTTATCAATAGTGGCCCCCTTTCAAATCCTAAATTATCAGGTAAACTCGAAGACTTACCGAGACTTTTAACGTATTTACGACTTACGAGTGCTGGAATAAGTATTACCGGTAATGTTTCCGATCTTCCTCGTAAATTAACCTATATGTATCTTAATACAGGTTCCCCCATAGATATGTCCGGAGATGTGTCTGACTTACCTCGTAGTTTGGAACAAATTATATTATATGGTTTAACGGACATATTTACGGGAGACGTGTCGGATTTTCCTCGTGGATTAATAAATGTAATGTTAGTTGGTTCAAATTATATCATATCCGGAAATGTTTCAGACTTACCACCTAACTTGGATACCCTTCAAATTTCAGGAGCATCGACCGTATCGGGCAACATATTAGACTTACCGAGACGTCTGACAAATTTGTATTTAGTTGGTAAATGTAATTTGAAAGGCTCCTTGGCTGATTTACCTAAAAATATTAATTACTTGAGTTTTCAATCCACAGATTCTGCTAACCCGATAACGGGTGATATTAGTGATATACCTAATAAGAAAGTTGCATATTTGAGATTATATCAAAACTTAAATATTACGTTCAACGGGGAATTCCCTATGTCGGATCAAGTATATTATTTCCAGTTGCAACCATCCGAAGTATTCCCTATAGACTCTGCAACGGTTGATAATATACTTATAAAATTAGCGGCTATTGCGGGGGAGAGAACGGGAACGAGAACGATAAATCTAACTGGTGCATGTGCCGCACCTACGGAAGCTTCTCAATCGGCGATCGAGTCATTACAGCAGAAAGGATTTACAGTAACAACTAATAAATAATAATTATGATAGTATCAACAAAACCCTATGTCCTCATCTATAAAGACGGGACAGTACAGAATATCATTAAAGAGAATAGCGGCAAGGTATATCCTTCCGCTACCTCAGAGTATGCAGAATTCGACACCGAGTCGGAAATGAATGACTATATCGAAAAGAATTCTCTGGAAGTTCCGGAATGGGTGTTACATCCGGAAATGGCGGTACCGGAGGAATCAGACTTGCCGGAAGAAGATATATTTCCAGAGGTGGAAGAGGTTATCGATGCTTAGATGAATAAAAAAGTTGCCCTACTTTCACAAGCAGGGCAGCTAAAAAATAAATAAAAACAGATTATGCGTTATCTGTCTTTTGTAAATATAGTAATATAAGAGATATGGATCAGTTTAGTCAAGTTATAACAATGGTAGGTGGAATCGTGGCAACTATCTTGATTCCATTGATTGGAGCATTTCAGTTTTATGATTCAAAGAAACGGAAAGAAGCTGCTGTTGCAAAAAAAGCGGAAGCCGATAATATTACACAGTATGCAGCAGAATGGAAAAGGTGTTATGAAGAGGAACGTGCGGTTGAAGATGTGCTCAATAAGAAAATAGACCAACTTTACCAAGAAAAAGAAGAGGATCGTAAACGTATCCGTGAACTTTTGGATAAGAACACTCGATTGGAACTTAATAATCAAGCTTTGGAATTTCTCAAATGCAATAATGCTCTGAAATGTTTGGATCGTGATCCGCCAAATGAATTTATAAAAAAAGCAACAAGTAATCAAAAGGAGGAATAGGGATGAAGTATTTTACAATTGCAGAACTTTGTAAATCAGAAACAGCAGATCGGTTGGGTATTGATAACCGGTGCAAGAAAGAACATGTATACAATATGACCGCATTAGTGGATAATGTCCTTGATCCGCTCCGGGAGGCTTATGGAAAACCGATACAGGTAAATAGCGGATTCCGTTGTCTGGCTCTCAACAAGGCTGTGAAAGGTTCCGCCACCAGTGACCACATGACTGGAAGGGCAGCAGATATTACCGGTGGTAGCCCGAAAGAGAATAAACGGTTGTTTTATCTGATTCAGGAACTTGGCCTTCCTTTTGACCAATTGATTGATGAGAAGAATTTCTCGTGGGTACATGTATCTTACCGGAAAGAGGGGAACCGTAAGCAAATTTTAGCTTTATGAAATCATTGCCGTGGATATTAATAATTCTATTATTAATAGCTTGTGTGGCTGCTTGGTTTCGGCCACATAAGCCTTTGCCGGCAGAGATACGCACCGAGACAAAAATAAAGACCGTTGTAAGAGTTGATACGCTACTTATCCATGCGCCTATGGCTCCGCTATTGGTCGTCCGTTTGACAGATACAATACATGTAGGCGATACTGTAGTTCAGCGTGAACAGGCTTATTATGAGGATAGCCTTTACCGGGCATGGATATCCGGTTACCGGCCAAGATTGGATAGCTTACAGGTATTTCCGAGAACTACATATCAGACAGTGACGAATGATATTTACCACACCATTACCCCGAAGAAAAAGCGTTGGGGATTGGGCTTACAAGCCGGATATGGTTATCCGGGTGGATGGTATGTGGGTGTCGGGGTAAGTTGCAACTTATTTATGTGGTAATTGTTATAATAGTGTAGAAGCTTACTTGTAGCGACAAGATGCACTCCCCGGTTCTTAATGGATCGGGGATTTTTATTATATTTGCCGGAAAATTAAAATCATGGCACATAACTTCGACTACGAATCAGTACAGGAGCTACTCGCATGGGCAAAGGATATGCTTGAAAACAAAACGTATCCGGCTTCTCCGTATCAATTAAGTAAATGTATAAACATACTCGATTGTGAGTATTTTATTGAAAGCCATATCGCTACGATATCGAAGCATTGGGAGAATAACACCTTTCACCCATATATTGAGCATTTATGGGAATTTAGAGAAAAGATAGAAGGGGAAAAGGCATAAAAAGCCCCGCAACGACTCAATTGCGGGGCGGTGTCAAATAAACGCATTAGAGAATGCGAATTGAGCCTAATAACTTACTTACGTCTGAAAGAGCGTAATTTAATTTTTCTTTTTCTTCTTCGCTGAATTTACATGGCTTGCCGTTTACTATACAACCGTTAATCCGATTATTTAACCACTGGCGAGATTTACCGAAATATTTCTTTGCTATGTACGATAAAGAAATAACTTCCTTTACTTCTTCCAATTGCTGGCGTATGCTTATTTCTTTTTCTATTTCTTTTAATCCTTCGTCTATTTGTTTGTATCCATTTAAAATGAAGTCTGCTATAATATTAGCATCTTCTTTAGAAGAAAATTTGTTTTTTATTTCAATAAACTTTTTTTGATATAACATCTCATTTTCCGGAGTCGGATTATTGAGAAGTATTTGAAGTTCTTTTAATTCATCTTTTAACGTTTTCATAATTTTATGTTTTTAGAACCTCCCATTGCTGGGAGGCATTTTTTACTTTTGTTTTTCTAACTCTTTTAACGCTTTCTCAATGTTCCCGATGTTTTTTTCAACTCTTAGTTTCTCATCAAGGATTGCGTTCATTTTTTCTTCATCTGCATTGCTGTTGTTTTCGAAGATGAAATCAAGCATTTTTAGTTGTGCTTTGTTTTTCATTAGCAAGCTAATTAGATAATCTTTTTCATTACTCATTTTTATTTATGCGTTTAATTTGACAATGCAAATATAATATACATTTGTATATTATGCAAGCGTTTTATGATTTATTTTATAGGATGCTGCTTATTTTTTCAGATTATCAAGTATTTTTCTAATAGCTTGATCAGCGTGTTTTCGCATTATCTTTACATAATTAAAAATAGGACGATTCATTTTCATGCTTTGACCGATACAATATTCTAATGTTTCAAGATTTATTCCAAGCTCGAAACCGTGTTGTACAAAGCTCTTTCGTGCTGAATAGTATACTACGTGTGATTCGATACCTATTTTTTCGGCAAGGCGCCCTATTTCTTTTGTGACATACTTTCTGAAATTATCATATGTGTATTTATACCCAAAGTTAAGTTTCCCACTTTTACTGATCCATTCTTTGATAATCGGTTTTGCTTCGTCCGGTATAGTAAGACTTACTTTTTTATCACCTTTTTTAGTGTTCTTAGATTTTTCTCGTATGTATTCAATTGTATCCTTGTTTTTAAAATTAAATTGCATGAGGTCTATGAGATTAATACCTCCAAGATAATAGGATAGCATAAAGAGGTCACGAGCCATTCTTAGAGATTTTTCTTTTGGGGTTGAATCTCTAATCATTTTTACTTCTTCAACGGTGATATCAAGCTCTCGTACACTTCCTGCCGGTTTTTCGTAATATTCAAAAGGATGTGTTTCATAAGCCGCTTTTTTATCTCGTATTGCTTGATTGATTATTGCCTTTAAATGAGCCATATGTGTCCCTCTTGTGACAGGATTTAGATTTCTTTCCTTATTCATGTAGATGTCGAAATCTTTTATGGTACGTGGAGTAATACCATCTAACATAATATCATACTTTATAAACTCATTAAAATAATTACAGGTTCTACGATATAGTGCGGCTGTGCTTTTTCTGCCTTCATTTTCCATATTGATTATGAATTCGTTGGATGCAGTATTAAAACTTGTAGTACCTTGTTTAACGGTTGACAAGTATTCGATGAGTTGTTTACAAGTATATGATTGAGTATTTATTCGGTCGAGTGCTTCTTGATATGAATTAAGGATATTCCTTAATTTCATATTTATACTCGAAGCATTTGCTGTTCCTACAACTTGCCCGTCTTTGAAATAAGATAAATTGTCAATAGTGAATCGGGTAACAAGGTATCTTGTTTCTTGTTTGTGCCCAATTGCGATTCTGATTTTGTGTTTTCCGCTTTTCAGCATCTTAGCTGGAACAACGGCAATTTTGAGAGTTGTCAT